AAAAAAGAGAGCCTATAAAACTCTCTTTTTTAACGAACTACTCATGTAACCAACTTTTGACGAGAGAAGTTACATAACAAAGAACATGAAATAAATAGAAACTAGATAAATAAACTAGAACCTCACAAGAAACTAGATAAATAAATAGAAACTAGCTAAATAAACTGAACAGGACACTTTTAATTATACGGAAAACAACATTAAAAAAAACACAGTTTAATGTGTACGTTAATCCGTAAAATATAAAATATTTCCGCTAATCATATCATATCAGTCTATTTAACTCTAGTTTCTTTTGAATATAAACTAACAAAATGAAAACTGGAGTCTATCGAATGAGTACAATTCGTGGTGTTAAAGATCGTAGATTTAAATTTGTCCAATTACTAAATGAAATGTTTGAAGATCCAAAGCTAAGTCTAAAAGCTAAAGGATTCATAGGATTTTGTCTTACAAAAACAGAAAATTGGGAATTCCATATTTCACATCTTTGCTCAGTTTTAAAAGAAGGCGAAACAGCCATTTATTCTGTGATTAATGAATGTATTGAAAATGGTTATGCTTACCGATATCAAGAAAGAGGAAAAGATGGAAAAATGTTGCAAGGTAATTTTGTAATCTCGGATTCCAAATCTGAGATCTTTACAATTAAAAATGAACACGAATCAAGACCAGGTTTAAAAAAATGTTTACCGCACCGGGGTTTTACGGACGCGGTTAATTCGGACGCGATAAACCCCCCCCCTAGTAATACTAATATAAGTAATATGAAAGAAAAGCAACAGCAGGCTGCTGTTTTTTCTTCAGAAAATAATCAAGAAAGAAAACATCCTAAGAAATTATCAGACTCTAATAATCAACATTCCTCCTCTCAAGATTCTGAAAAAGGTAACATAACATCAACAATCGGACGTACTTTTAATAATAAAAATCCTGATAATTCAAAAAAAGTTTATCCAATTCTTGATTCTCTACAAATTCCTGAAGTAGACAAGATTGAACTCACTAAAAAATATACATTCGATGAGGTAGATCATGCCATCAAATGGGCTACTCATTCAAAGACTAAACTTACTAAAGGTTTAGCTCCTGCATTGAAATGGGCATGTAAAAACAAGCCTCAATTACCGGTTAATGAAAAACCTAAAGAAAAAACTTTGAAAGAATGCAGTTCTCATAATAGAAATTATTTTACACAAATAAATAAAGTCGCATGTGAAAATGGTTTTAGATTACATTCATATGGATTTAGAGAAGTTGGTGATTATATCGAGACAGATAATAGTAAAATTTATTTTAAAGATATTAGTTTTCTTGAACAGATTTGTAATTTTTTTAGAAAAAAGGGTATAGATAATTTGAATATATTTAAAATAATTAAGGTTTGTCAGAATGATTTACAGACTCAATAGCCTGCAAGAAACAGGCTATTAAGGATTTTATGAAGGATTTACTCTATCTCTAGTAAATTAAATCTTTCACTATATTCTTTGATGAGGTCATCTATTGAAATATTTAAAGCAAATGCTATTTTTATGGCTGTTTCAATTGAAGGCATTTGTTTGCCTGTTTCAATACTGTTTATGGTGTTTACATGGCAATTGATTATTTCTGATAACTTAAGTTGACTAATTTGAGCTTTTTTTCTAAAAAGAATCATCTTTTTTATGAAAAAAAATGATATAGTTTGCTTTTTTATCATAGACCTCTCCTGTTGAAATTAGAACAGAAGATAATATATTTTTATGTATACACACTAGAATGTGTTAGTTTTTTTTTTAAAATATAAAAAATGTTTGAAATATGAATAAAATCATGTGGGAATTGCCTCTTAAAACTGTAAGTGAATCCAATAGATCCGAACATTGGACTGTTTCAAGTAAAAGACATAAACATCAACAGTTTTTTATTAGATGTCTATTTAACCAAAAAGAAGGAAAAACATCCTTTCCTTTTAACCAAGAAGAGCGAAAAACATTCTTTCCTTGTGTTATAAAAATGACTAGATTGTCTTCTAGATTTTTAGATTCTGAAGAAAATTTACCAATGGCTTTTAAATGGATAAAAGATGAGATAGGCGCCTGTCTTTTTCCTGAAAAAGTTGTAAATTATGAAGTAAAAAAAAAGGTAATTTCAGAAGGTAAAGTTAAATTCAAACTTATAAGAGTGAAAAATAAAGGACATGCTGATTCAAGTCCATTAGTTACTTGGCAATATGCTCAAGAAAAAAGTAAGACTATGGGTGTTCGTATAGAGATTTTTTCTTCAACTGAGACTCAGCTAAATGATATTGATCATGAATGTAGTTAATAGCCTTTTCAGTTTCATTAATCACCATTTGATCTATATCAATATTATGCTTTTTTATATTCTCGCACATCAAAGAGACAATCGTTTTGTCTATACACCCATTCTGTTTTTTCATTTTTTATTTCCTTCAAAATGTTTTTTAAATATTCATTCTCTTTCTGAATTTGCAAATAAAGACTTTTCATTTCGCTTAATTCAGAAAACATTTTACGCCTTACTTTTCCCATGCTTTCTTGCAATTTATCGATTTGTATTTGCATTATCGAAAGTTTTATTTCTTCGGGGTTTTTATCTTCTATGTTGAATTCTAATTGTATATTTGTCATTTCAAACCTCATTTTATAAAGTGTCCCAATGAAAGCAATTAAAAATCAACAAAAGAAAAAACTATATATGTAGTAAAATTATTTTTATTTCAATAAATTTATAAAGGATTGTAATAATGATCGAGTGGAAATTAAAAGAAATATCCATTAAGGAATTAAAATCACATTCAAAGAATCCAAGACAAATTGGAAAAGAACAATTCAAGCGGCTTGGGCAATTAATTAATAAATTCGGTCTTATAGATAAACCAATTGTTAATGAAGACATGACTTTAATTGGTGGACATCAAAGAATAAAATATTTAAAGAAAAATAAAATAAAAAAAGTTGAATGTTGGATAGCAGATACTCTGCTTTCGGATGAAGACATAGATGAATTATGCATCGGACTTAATCTTCATCAAGGATCATGGGATTATGATGTTTTAGCTAACCAATGGGAGCCGTTAGATCTTTTAAAGTATGGATTTACTGAAGAACAATTATTAGGCACTTGCAAAGAAGCAGAAGAGATTCTTGAAGAAGAAAAAAACAGCAGCAAAAAAACAAAAGAATGTCCTAATTGTGGATATGGGTTTTAAAGGTGTGTCACAATAGAGTACTCCCATTTAGACTTATATTAAATTTTTAAAAAAATTATCGAGAAGTGTTATTTTAAAATAAGAGTTTTTCATATTGACAAATTGTAACATCACGTGTTAATATCATTCTTACAAAATAGTGAACAAATAATTAACGGGGTTTAAAATGAAAGATGCAATGGAAGAATTAAAAAGACATGCTGAGAAAAAAATGGGAATGAGTTGGGATCAGATTATGAAACAAGCTGATGAAGATACAAAACGACAAAAAGCCAATGATCCGATATCGAAAGCATATAAAGAATCAAGCAAATCTCCAAAGAAAATGTATAAAGAAAGCATGAAAGATTTAAATACAAAATCCAAAAAGAAGAATTGATATGACTGATAGAATAAAAGGATTTTTAGTCACTTTGGATAAGGGCATTCGAGATGATGATGTCCAATGCATAATTGAAGCTATAAAAATGATAAAGCATGTTTATAGTGTTAAATCTTATGTTATGGGAATGGAAGATTATATGTCTTATTCTAAAGCTGAATCGGATATAGGAATGAAAATAATCGAATTTGTTAGGAAAGAATTATTTCATATATGTAAGGAAAATTAAGATACCTGATTTTAAAAATTTCTGGGGACGAAGCGGTTTTCATGACACATTTGAAGAATTTATTAAGGCTGAAAAAGAATGGATGGATTTAGATTGCACAGAAGAATCAATCATATTTGAATTTAATCGATTGGCTAAAGAATTTTTTATTAATCTTCACTTATGTGGCGGATCATTAAAAAATAAACAAATGTTAGGAATACTTAGTGTTTTACAAATCGAAGTGTTTTTACAACTTCAAAAATATAATGAGAAAAAATGTCAGGAAAACGAATCGGATACAAAAGAGTAAGCACTTGGGAACAAAATCCTGAAAGTCAGCTTATCGGAATTGAATTAGATAAAGTTTTTGTCGATATCGAATCAGGTTATTCAACAAAAAACAGACAACAGCTCCAAAACTTAAAAGAATACGTTCGTGATGATGATATTATTTTTGTTGAATGCATGGATAGACTCGGACGAAATGGATATGATCTTGATGAGATAGTAGAATTCCTTTTGAAAAAAGGATCTCAGATTAATTTTGTTAGAGAAGGCATTGTTTTAGGTAAAAAAAACGATATTATGTCAAAACTTGCATATGACATGATGAAATCGTTTATTCATTTTTTTTCCCAGCTTGCTAAAGAAAGACAAAGAATTGGAATAGAAAAAGCTAAAAAAGATGGGAAATATAAAGGCAGAGCAAAAAAGTTAAAACTTTTTGAAATACAATTATTAAAAAAAGAAATTGATACTACAAGAAAAAGTAAAACCGAAATTGCTAAAGAATTTGGAATCTCTCGTTTTAGTTTGTACCGATATGTAAATGAAATTGAAAAACAGGAAGCTAAGAATGCATAATACAGAAAAGGAATGCTTGATTTGTAAACAACTCATTTATCGAGAAGATGGCACGTGTATGAATTGCTTAATAAAAGAGACAAAAAGTTTTTTAAAAAAAACATGTGAATTAGTGAAGTCAGTTAAGAAAGAGAATAACAATGCAACATAAGAACTGATATGAGCGATGAATGCGATAAAGTTCCTCTCCACGATCAATTAATGATAGTATTTCATATTTGTGATCAGATCAAAAAGGGAAATATTGAATTGGCAAGAGAACTTAAGCGAGATGCTTTGGAATACCTTAAAGAGAATAAAAAAGAATTTAAATGGATCGAAGAAGTTGTGGTGCCTTAATGAGCGGTGAATGCGATAAATGCGGCGAGAATGATTTGGAGTGTAGGTGTGAATCATTATTTAAAGGATTAAATATGATAAAATGGATTAAGAGCTTCTTTTTCCTTCTTGGAATGTATCGAAAACAAAAAAAACTTGAATCAGACTTATATAATGCTAAAAAACATGCTTTACTTTCACTTGCTTATTGGAAAGATTGTGCTGAAGAATGTGATCTTAATTTTCAAATTGAACAGTCGTCTATATATGTAAGACTTGGGAAGGCAAACACAAGTCAAGCAGATGAAAAAATAAATTCGGAGAAAATAGATGATAGAAGAACTTAAAGAAAGAGTAGTATTACTTGAAAAACGTGAAGTAGAAATTCAAAAAGAATTGAAGGAACTTTACAAGCAGATAAAAAAAGCTAAAGAACATGAATTTGAAATAGTAACATTTTCTCCACCTAATAATTGGAGATGAGAATGGATAATTCACATACGCATAAGCTTTTAGAAAATTTCTGGGACTGGATGCATCATAATTGGACATATGCTTCTCATACATATTGTTGTTCTGGTAAAGACGATGAGTCCTTTAAAGAATATGTAGATAAATTTCTTAATGAGTCGTTTACAAAATGACACCAACTGAAATTATCAAATGTCTCAAGTGTAATCACATAATATTGGCATGATTAATGCATGTAACATTCCAACAAAGGGATTATATGCAGAACAATGCTTCATTAAAATCATATGTTTCAAAAGCTAAAAAAATTAAAAAAAAAATGGGTTTTAGACCAAATAAGTGGCATTTATGCTATAAATTTCACATAAAACTTGAGCTTGCTGAAGAGATATTAGAGCAGTTTTAAAAATCGCTGAAAATAAGAAAAATAAGGTATTATGTGAAACAACCCAATATGATGAATTGTGAAAATTGCAAAAAAGAAATTGTTAGGAAGACAAAAAATCATAAATATTGCTGCATATGTAATAGTATTGTTAACAGAAAATTTAGAAAAAAACCAAATAATTTAGATAACTAATGATCGACTGGATTCATCTTTAATGGATATTACATGTATTAGCGATCTTCATGGATTTTATCCTGATTTGCCAGGAGGAGATTTGCTTCTATTAGCAGGTGATTACACAGCAGCAGGAAAATTGACTCAATGGGGTGAATTTTTTAACTGGTTGGAAAAACAAAACTATGAAAAAAAGATATTAATAGCTGGAAATCATGATAACTTTTTAGAGACAGCATTTCCTAAAAGTCAAGAAGAAGCTGATGATATCAGAGAAATTGAAGATCTTTTAGATATAAAAGTGGATTTTGAATATTTATGCGATTCTGGTACTGAATACAAAGGATTGAAAATATGGGGTAGCCCTTGGACTAACTGGTTTCATGGAGTAAATCCCAAATGTAAATCTTTTATGGTTAGTGAATCTAAATTAGAGAATAAATTTAAAAAAATTCCCTCAGATACAAATATCTTAATTACTCACAGTCCACCATATGGAATATTAGATGGCATTCCTGTTATGTATGATGGAACACATTTTCATGCAGGAAGTGAATCACTAAATAATATCGTCTTGTCAGTAGAAAGATTGCCTAATTTGAAATGTCACATCTTTGGGCACATTCATGAAATGGGGGGCAGACAGTTTGAAACTAATTTTTCTAAATTTATCAATTGTAGTTATGTTAATGAAAAATACAAGCCAGTCAATAAACCTATACGGTTTCATTTATAATTTATATTATTGGAACTAAATATGCATAAATGGAGTAATAAAAATCCTCTTACCATACAAGAAAGAAAGATTATACAAAAAGGTATAGAAAATAATTTGACTTCATTAGAAATTGCAGAGCAATTAGGAAGAGGAAAAACAACTATAACCAGAGAAGCTAAAAGATTAGGATCTATTGATGATTATGATGCAGAAGAAGCGCAAAAAGATTTCGAAAACAAACAATTTGAAGGAAGAAAAAAAATCAGTATTACACAAAAATTAAGATATAAAAAAATATAATTATACCTTATTTCTTTAATTTCACTTAAAAATCTATTACATATATATCAATAATTTATTGAAATCCCGTTTAAAATATAGTATAAATTTTTATAATATCATAATAGAGCTATATTTAGAGGGAAAATGGCAAGGCCTAAAAAAGAAATTAATTGGGAAATAGTGGAAAAGAAAATGGAAGCTGGATGTTCAGCTAGAGAAATAGCTGCTGGAATTTGTGAAATTAATACATTTTATGATCGATTTAAAGAAAAATATGGTAAAAGTTTTGGTGATTATGCCGATGATTACTACAGTATAGGCGATGGAAATATAAAGTTCACTCAGTATATGAAGGCTCTTTCAGGAAATAATAATATGCTTCTGCTTTTAGGTAGAGAGAGATTGGGCCAAGGAAAGGAACAGGAAAAGCAATCTCCTTTTGAAGATGTATTAGCCCTTCGACATGAGAATATGATTTTAAAAGCTGAAATATCTGAAATGAAGGAAAAGAATGTCGACAAGTCCCAAACAAGACAAGAGCTTTCGGGAAGCAACTCATAGATTCAATATATGGGTAGGAGCGGTTAGTTCAGGTAAAACATACTCAAGCTTAGAAAGGTTAATTTATGATTTAAAGCATGGCCCTAAAGGTGATGCTATGATTATAGGAGTAAACCGAACGGCTATACAACGTAACATACTAACACATTTATATAGACAATTGGGGTTTCCATGTCCGACAGAGAAAGCGCAGATGAGCAGGTTATATGGGCGAGATGTGTGGTTTGTGGGAGCTCCGGATGTGAGCGCTGTCTCGACAATCCAAGGGTCCACTCTAGCTCTTGCATATGTAGACGAAGCGACAAACCTACCGGAACCTTTTTGGAAGATGTTAGAGTCGAGATTGCGTGTCCCTGGTGCAAAATTACTCGCTACCTGTAATCCTGAGTCTCCGGCCCACTTTATTAAGCGCGACTATATTGATAAAAAAGAATTGGACTTAGCTCATTGGAACTTTTGTCTAGACGATAACCCATCTCTTGACGAGACCTATAAAAAACAGCTTAAGGCATCTTACTCGGGCCTTTGGTACGAAAGATATATAAACGGAAATTGGTGCTTAGCTTCTGGAGCTGTCTTCGATGGTTGGGATAATACAAACATTTTCGACAAAGATTTTCCCGCTCCAGTGGAATGGTGCGCCGCTTTAGATTATGGAACGGTTAATCCAACCGCTTGCCATATAGCCGCAGTTGCTCCCAATCAATGGCCCCAAATAAGAATCGAAAAAGAATACTATTTTGATAGTGTTAAACACGGTCGTCAAAAGACGGATCGAGAACTCGCTCGCGATATAAAAGAATTCATCGGGTTTACCCCCATCACCGCCTTGTATGTAGACCCAGCAGCAGCCTCTCTTAAGCTAGAGCTAAGAAACCTAGACCTTCCAGTGATTGACGCCAACAACGATGTTCTTTTCGGGATAAAAACCATGACACAATATATTTCAGGCAAGAATATTCTGGTTAGGAAGTCGTGCACCAATCTAATTGAGCAAATACAGGGTTATGCGTGGTGCCCAAAAGCGGCAAATAACGGAGAAGATAAACCTATTAAGAAAAACGATCACGCGGTGGACAGTTGCCGCTATCTCATAGCAAGTCGATTCAAAAATGGTCTACAAAGTCATCCTGATGAAAACCTCACTCACGCGCAACTAATGAGAAAAGTATTTCAAGATGATGATATATATACTCAATTCAATAATAATCTTGGATTTTAAATCCTTCTGGGTTATACTTTTCCCTTCTTAGGTGGAAGGAATTATGAAAGAATGTTTCACATGTAAAAAGAAAATTAATTATACAGGTAAAAACTGTTATAATTGTGCAAGAAAAATCCGTGAAGAAAATAGAAAAGGTCGTCCATGTTCTGTGTGTAAAAGAACTGATATTCTCATCTATAGGCAATGCGATATGCTATGTGTAATTTGTTGGAGAAATGATAAATTAAAAACTGATCCGGATTACCTAGAAAAAAGAAAAATATGGCAAAGGAAAAGAGATAGGAGATTAGCAGGACTTCCTGAAGATATGCCTTTGAAATATGCTCCTAGAGGAAGTGGCACTATTGATAATAATGGTTATAGAGTTATCACTAAAAAAGGACATGCGAATTGTAAGAGTAAAAAAGGACATATTTTTGAACATACATTTGTGATGTCAGAATATCTAGGACGTGCTTTGATTAAAGGGGAAGCTGTACATCACAAAAACGGAATAAAACATGATAATAGAATTGAAAATCTTGAACTTTGGCACAAAGGACAACCAGCAGGACAAAGGGTCGAAGATAAGATTGCATGGGCAAAAGAATTTTTAGAAGAATATGGATATAAAATAATGATTGGGGGCCATTAGGCCCAGCGCCGGTCGGTGGTAATGATATTTATTCACAGTTTAATGCAGGATTAGGATTTTAAGGTAGTCATGGAAACTTATGGAAAGATGATCTTTTTGAGTAAAGAAAAAGAAGAAGATTGGAATAATGCCCCTGAATCTGTAAAAAAAATGTCAGAATATATTTTGTCTCAAAACATTGCAGAAGTTCAAAGGAAAATTATTCAGGACATGGAAAATAAGATAAAACAAGAAAAAACTCCTAAAGAGTGTCCTTTTTGCAAGCAAAAAGCATCAGACTATGAATGGATGTTCTTAGAGCAAAAGGATATTGCCGCTGGATATAGAGAACATATACAAATGCTGAAAAAAGAATTGGAAGAATTAAGATTAAAAACGGTTAGAAATGAATGATCAATTTGTTCCATATCATATGCTTTTAGAAACAATTGATTTGCTGGATAGATGCAAATGCGATCTATGCCAATCAGAAAAAAGAAAACG